ATATGGTAATCTGTGTTATAATATAAAAATATTTTATTGTATTAAATTCCAATGCTATGCCAAAGAAAAAATCAGAACATTATGTAAACAATAAGGATTTATTAGAAGCATTAATTGTTTACAGGGAAAAGGTAGAATTGGATTTTTTGAGTAAAAATTCTAGGAGACCGACTAAAGAAGACCGATCAAAGCATTGGCAAGGAAAACCTCCTATTCCAAATTATCTTGGAGATTGCTTTTTAAAAATCGCAACTCACTTGTCGTATAAACCTAATTTTGTCAATTACATGTTTAGGGAAGATATGATATCTGATGGCATTGAAAATTGTGTACAGTATATTCATAATTTTGATCCCGAAAAAAGCACCAACCCATTTGCATATTTTACTCAAATTATTCACTATGCTTTTTTGAGGAGAATTCAAAAAGAAAAGAAGCAACTAGAAATAAAGAATAAAATTATTGAAAGAAGTGGATTTGATGAGGTGATGATGGTTGATGATGGCTTGCTTTTTGGAAGCAGTAGCGACTATAATACGATCAAGGACAATATTCAATACAGAAACCGATGAAGGTTGCTATCATTACTGATACTCATTATGGTGCTAGAAAGGGTTCAAAATATCTTCATGATTATTTTGAACTTTTCTATAAAAACGTTTTCTTTCCAGCATTAAAAGAACACAACATAGAAGCAGTCATTCATATGGGTGATGCCTTTGATAGTCGCAAGTCAATTGATTATCAAAGTCTTGAATGGGCAAAGCGTGTGGTTTTTGAACCTCTTAAAAAATATGATGTTCACATGATTATTGGTAATCATGATACTTATTATAAAAACACTAATAGTGTAAACTCTCCAGAACTTCTTCTTCAAACTTATCCAAATATTAAAACTTATAGTGATCCTACAGAAGTTAATATTGGTGGTTTGAATATTTTATTGATACCTTGGATTAATCAAGAAAATGAAACGTCTACTTTTAAACTTATTCAAAAGACATCTAGCAAGGTTGCGATGGGGCACCTTGAGTTCCAAGGATTTAGAGTTAATCGACAACTCGTCATGGAACATGGTTTGGACAGCAAACTATTTGAGAACTTCAAACGTGTCTACTCTGGACACTATCACACTAGATCGGACAATGGAAAAATTTTCTATCTAGGTAATCCTTATGAAATGTATTGGACAGATGTAAACGATACGCGAGGATTTCATATTTTTGATACGGAAACCCTCACTCACACTCCAATTAACAATCCTTATAAATTATTTTATAACATTTATTATGAGGATACTCCTTATCAATTGTTTGATGCAACCGAGTATGAAAACAAAATTGTTAAGGTGATTGTACGTAAAAAATCTAAACCAAAAGATTTTGAAAAGTTTATTGATAAACTTTATTCTGCAAAAATTCAAGAATTAAAAATTGTAGAAAACTTTGATATCATTGAGAACGAAAATTTTGCAATTGATGAAGAAGAAAGTACAATTTCAATTCTAAATCGTTATATTGAAGAATCTGAATTTGAATTTGATAAAACAATTGTTAAAGGAATCTTTGAAGATTTATACAAGCAAGCTTGCGAAGTAGAGTAAAATGTTTCTTCTAACTCTTAAAGATAAAAAAGACGAAGGCGCTTATGCCGTTCAGGATCAATATGGACATAAAGTTTTATTTCTTTTTGAGGAAGAAGATGATGCAACTCGTTATGCTTTGATGCTTGAAGATCAAGAAGAAACTGAAATGGATGTCGTTGAAGTTGATGATGAACTTGCTATAAAAACATGTAAATATCACAATTATAAGTATACTGTAATTACCCCTGATGATATTGTAATTCCCCCAAAAAATGTTAGTATTTAATAAAATTCGTTGGAAAAATTTCCTCTCAACTGGAAATCATTTTACTGAAATTAATTTTCAATCAAGTAATACAAATTTAATTATTGGGACAAACGGAGCAGGTAAGTCTACAGTTCTAGATGCTCTTACTTTTGTTCTTTTTAATAAACCTTTTCGAAAAATCAATAAACCCCAATTAGTTAATACTACTAACGAAAAAGATTGTCTTGTTGAAATTGAGTTTTCTGTAAACAATCGTGATTATTTGGTTCGTCGTGGCATTAAACCTAGTATTTTTGATATTGAAGTAAATGGTGTTGCTCTTCATAAAGAAGCAGATGATCGTGCTAATCAAAAAATTTTAGAAGAAAATATTCTTAAAGTAAATTACAAGTCTTTTACTCAGATTGTAATCCTGGGTAGTAGCACTTTTGTTCCTTTTATGCAATTAACATCTGCAAATCGTAGAGAAGTTATTGAAGATCTTTTAGATATTCGTATTTTTTCTGCGATGAATAATTTAATCAAGGAGAAAATAAAAGCAGAAAAAGATGAGATTAAATCTTTAAATTTAACAAAAGATAATCTCAAAGATAAAATTAAAATGCAGCAAGATTTTATCGAAGAACTTGAAAATCGTGGAAACGCAAATATTAATGCCAACAAGGAAAAGATTTTTAAGTTAGATTCTGAAGTTGATCAGTATTTAATTGACAATTCTGAAATTGAAGAAAATATTATTAAGTTCACTAAAGAGCAAGAAGAAGTTGTTGGTGCTGGAGATAAGTTAGTAAAGCTTAACAATCTTAAGGGTAAACTATCACAAAAAGTATTTTCTATTACAAAAGAGCATAAGTTTTTCAGCGAAAATACGGTCTGCCCTACTTGTACTCAAGAGATTGAGGAATCATTTCGGTTAAATAGAATTGAAGATGCTCAAAATAAAGCAAAGGAACTCCAGAAAGGTTTTCAGGAACTTGAGGAGACCATAAAATCAGAACAGGAGAGAGAGCGTCAATTTACAGTTCTTTCCAGGGAGATTACGAAACTCAATCATGAGATTTCTCAAAACAATACTCGGATATCACTTAACCAGCGACAAATCCGAGATCTTGAAAATGAAATTCAAACTATTACCGAAAACCTTGCAAACAGAAATTCTGAACATGAGAAGTTAGAAGAATTTAAAGAAAATCTCCAAAAAACATTTGAATATCTTTCAAAGAAAAAAGAAGAAATCGTTTATTACGATTTTGCCTATTCCTTACTTAAGGACGACGGCGTTAAAACGAAGATAATTAAAAAGTATCTTCCGTTCATAAATCAGCAGGTGAATCGTTATCTTCAGATGATGGATTTTTATATTAATTTTAATCTGGATGAAGAATTTAATGAAACTGTAAAATCACCTATTCATGAGGACTTTTCTTATAGTTCTTTTAGTGAAGGTGAAAAAATGAGAATCGACCTTGCTCTTCTCTTTACTTGGAGAGAAGTTGCCAGAGTCAAAAACTCTGTTAATACCAATCTGCTGATTATGGATGAAGTATTTGATTCATCTCTTGATGGATTTGGCACTGATGAGTTTTTAAAAATCATTCGTTATGTCATTAAGGATGCTAATATCTTTGTGATCTCTCATAAGACGGAACTGCATGACAAATTTGAAAGTGTCATAAGGTTTGACAAAATCAAAGGTTTTTCTCGTATGGTATCTCAAGAAACAACAGAAAAATGAAACTTCCAAATTGGCAACACCACAGTAAAAAGGAGCAAAAGCGAAAACTGAAACCGCAAGCACTCCGACAAGCAAAGGCAAGACGCCAAGCACTTAAGAACCGCCTCTCAAAGGGTGGTTCTTCTTTTTTATAAATATTTAAAAAGTTTTTTATAAAAATGAAAGGACAAGAATTACAATCTTTGTATGAAGCATATATTAATGTGTATGCGGAACAAAATTTAACAGAAGAAACTATTGAAGAAATTTCAGAAGAAGTAGAAATTGCTTCTAATTATTTCTATGAAATGGGTCTTAATGAGGATGGCGTTGATATCCTTATTGAAGAACTCGGTGTAGAAGAGTTTGCTAATTTTGTTTATGATATTGCCGAAGAATATGTTTTAACTGAAGCAAGAGCAGGTGGTGCAAAGATTGAACCTAAACTTTCTACTGGAGAGCCAATTAAAGGTAAACCAAAGTCACAATCTATTAAAGCTCTTCAGAGGAAAAAAGCAGCAAGACGAGCAGCAGAAGACAAGGCATCGGAATCGAAACCATCAGGTTTGAAAGCATCTCTACAAAGACAATCTGCTGTTGCTGCTGCTGCTAAAAAGCAACCTAGAAAACCAGGAGTATTAGATCGTGTTGCTGGTGCTGTGAATAGAGGTATTGAGGCAGCACAAAAAAGAGCAGCATCTGATGTTGAAAAGAGAAAGAAATTTATGAGTGCTGCTCGTGAAACTGGCAAAGTAATTGGTAAAGCTGCAAGAGGTGCTGGACAAGTTGCCCGTGAAGTTGGTAGAGGTGCAAGTGGTGCTGCTAGACTTGCTGGACACGTTGCTAGAAAAGGATTGAATGATGAATATATTATGGGATATTTGATTGATGAAGGTTATGCTGAAACACCTGAAGCAGCATATGCTATTTTGGAAAATATGGGTGAGGAGTGGAGAGAAAATGTTGTCGAAGAAATCCTTTACGAACTAAATCGTGCGGAAAGGGAAACTGGTATCAATACCAAAACTGGTAGACCAACTTCCACGGGTGGTATGAAAGGTGATGCAGCATTCATCCGCACTAAAAAGATGATCCGTGGTATGGAGGGACCTCCTGCAGGGCAGCGTAAAAAAGTTCCTGGTAAGAAACCACCTGCTGCAGGCGAATATGGTTCTGGGGTAAAATCTCCTGCTCAAAGACTTGCACTAAAACGTGCTGCTGAAAAGAGATCGCAAGAATTCCAAAGTGATACTAGAGGAACTTGATGTTAGACGAAACAAGTCTCCTCTTTATAATTGAGTGAGACCACTTTCCAAACTGGCACACTAGAGGGTTTCACCACCCTCTTTTTTTGTATGATACGTTCATACGCAACAAACCCATGACCGTTCGCCACGAAATCAAATCTCAACTTGCCAAGCTGCTTGCCACGGAAGATCTTGTGGTTGAGCACAAGAAGGTAGAGACTGCTCAATTCAACGTTCACACCCGTGTGCTCACGCTTCCTATGTGGGAGAAAGCAAGCAACACCGTATACGATCTCCTGGTGGGGCATGAGGTGGGACACGCCCTTTACACCCCAGATGAGGATTGGACAGTAAACGTAAAGGTTCCTCCACAGTTTGTGAACATCGTGGAAGATGCCCGTATTGAAAAGATGATGAAGCGCCGTTATCCTGGTCTTGCCAAGACCTTTTATAACGGATACAAAGAACTTGCTGATCAGGATTTCTTTCAGATTGGCGATGATAAAGTAGAAACTTATAATCTTGCCGATCGTGTAAACCTGTGGTTTAAAATTGGAAACTACACGGATATCCCGATTGAGCGTGGTGAGGAAACTGAAATTGTCAACCTGGTTGCTGATAGTGAAACTTTTGCAGATGTATTGATTGCTGCAGAGGAGCTCTATAAGTATTGCAAGCAGAAGCAACAGGAAGAAACTAAAATCCAGATTGATGATCTTCAATCGCAAAGTTCTGGCGCAAATCGTCAACCTGCCTCTGATTTTTCTGATCAGCAAGAAGGTGAGAATGATCAATCAGAATCTGATGGTTCCGAAGGTTCTGCATCTGATCAAGACTCTTCTCAACCCAAACAAAAACCCTCTACTTCTAATGAGGGTGGAGAGGATAGTGAACCTGAAGTCAAGACCATGGATAACCTTGAGGAAGCACTCAAGGATCTAATTAACGATGACGGTTATGAAAATGTATATCTTGAACTTCCTAAACTTGATCTTGATAAAGTAATTGTTCCCAATTCTGAAATTCACGACAAGTGTAAAGAAACTTGGGATACCTATCTTACTAACTGTGGATATACTCACCAAGAAATTTTTGGTGAAGTTGATAAAAAGTTTGTAGAATTCAAACGTTCTGCACAGAAGGAAGTAAACTATCTGGTAAAAGAGTTTGAATGTCGTAAGGCAGCAGATTCTTATGCTCGTGCTTCAACTGCCCGTACAGGTGTTCTGGACTGCTCTAAACTTCACACATACAAATATAACGAAGATATCTTCCGCAAGGTGACAACTCTTGCTGATGGTAAGAATCACGGTCTTGTATTTGTTCTTGACTGGTCTGGTTCTATGTGTGATGTTATGTTGGATACCGTCAAACAACTCTACAATCTCATTTGGTTCTGTAAAAAAGTTAGTATTCCTTTTGAGGTTTATGCTTTTACCACAGACTATCCTCTGGTAAAATATGATGATGGTAAGGCAAATCTTCGTCAACTTGCATATAAGAAAAAAGATGGTCTTGTTCAAGTTGGAGAATGGTTCTCTATGATGAATCTTCTTACCAGTAAAGTAAATGGTAAAACACTTGAGGATCAAATGAAGAACATCTTCCGCCTTGCAATTTCTTTCAACTGTAGGAATTATTCTCGTTATGCTGCTCCTGTTGGAATGAGTCTTTCTGGAACTCCTCTAAACGAGGCGCTCATTTCCCTTCATCAAATTCTACCTAAATTCCAAACAGAGAACAAACTTCAAAAGGTTCAGTGTGTTGTTCTAACTGACGGAGAAGCTTGCCCAATTAAGTATCATCGTGAGATTCAACGGCGTTGGGAAAACGAACCTTTTATGGGAACTGCACATATTGGACCAAATGCTTTCCTTCGGGATCGTAAAACAGGCAATACCTATTCTTTTGATTGTGAATGGCATGAGTTTACCGATGTTCTTCTTCGCAACTTGAGGGATTGCTTTATCAATATTAATTTTATTGGTATTCGTGTTTTAGAATCTCGTGATGCTGGTTCTTTTATCCGCCGTTATTGTGGATGGTACGGTGATGAGTACGATAAAGTGATGGGTTCATGGAGAAAGGAAAAGGCATTCTCTATCAAAAAGTCTGGATATCATACTTATTTCGGTCTTTCTTCTAATGCTCTTTCACAAGATGCTGCATTTGATGTTGCTGAGGATGCTACCAAATCACAGATTAAAAACGCATTTGTGAAAAGTCTTAAAACTAAAAAAATGAATAAGCGTATTCTTGGCGAGTTTGTGGAACTTGTTGCATAATAAATAATTTTACAGAATTCTATTAATCCTAATGAGTAGATTTACAGACTTGTTCCAAGAACCAGCACCTGCACCAGCACCTGCACCAGCACCTGCACCTGCACCAGAACCCGCAAAGGTTGAAGAAACTGTGGTTGAAAAACCAGTATCTTCACCTAAACCAGCAAAGAAAAAATTTACCATGGATTGATGACCAATTTTTGAACTGGCACAGGGGGCACTACGCTGCCCCCTTTTTGCTTCTATAATTACTTTGTTGAAACGAACCACCCAATTTCATCATGCCCCGCAAAACTTCCGTGACTGACGCACAACTGATTGAATCTCTTAAGAACCTGTATGGAACTGAAATCACCTCTGGTGATCTCCGAGGTTTCTGCGCTTATCGCAATCTTAACTATCAGACTATTTCCAACAAACTTGTTCAATACAAAACCGATCGTGGACGCTGGAACCTGGAAGTGACTCAAGAACGTGTTGAAGAAATTGAGCGTTCTTATAGTGCTCCTGCTGTCCTTCCTACCTCCGAACAAAATCTCATTCCCGACAAAGATGATACCTTCGTCAAGTTTGGTAATTTTAACGATATCAAAAAAATTATTCAGTCCAATATCTTTTACCCTACGTTCATTACGGGTCTTTCGGGTAATGGTAAAACGTTCTCTGTGGAGCAAGCTTGTGCTCAACTGAAGCGTGAGATGATTCGTGTGAATATCACGATTGAAACTGATGAGGATGATCTGATCGGTGGTTTCCGCCTTGTAGATGGCGCCACTGTTTGGCACAACGGTCCTGTTGTAGAAGCACTTCAGCGTGGTGCTATCCTGCTGCTGGATGAGATTGACCTTGCTTCTAACAAAATTCTCTGCCTACAATCCGTGCTGGAAGGTAAGGGTGTTTTCCTTAAAAAGATTGGGCAGTATGTAAAACCTGCTGCTGGATTCAACGTGTTTGCCACCGCTAACACCAAGGGCAAGGGTTCTGACGATGGGCGCTTTATCGGCACCAACGTGCTCAACGAAGCGTTCCTGGAGCGTTTTCCTGTGACCTTTGAGCAATCCTATCCCGCCCCTAGCACCGAGCAGAAGATCCTGGAAGGCATCGCTCTGGACCTTGGCGTGGAAGATCGTGATTTCTGCAAGCGCCTGGTGGACTGGGCAGACATCATCCGCAAGACCTTCTACGATGGTGGTATTGAGGAAAT